CCTAATCCAAGACTTCTTTCACGCATAGCACTAAACTTTGCTTTTTCCATCTCTTTTGGAGCATTTGCTATAAAATGTGTCAACACATTATCGAGCATACGAATTAAATCTGGTATGAAAGCTGGTACTTTCTTCCATTCATCATAATACTTTAAATTTACACTCGATAAACAGCAAACTGCTGTTCTCTCTTCATTTGTTGCAAGTGTGATTTCAGAACAAAGATTACTGTGATGTACACGTAATCCTTTTCTTTTTTGAAAATCTGGTGTATCTGCATTTACCGCATCTTCAAACATTAAGTAAGGTTCTCCAGTTTCCATACGATTCTGGAGTAATTTTACCCACAATGTTCGTGCACTTACAACTTTTTTCACTTCTCCACTATGTGGATCGATTAGCTCCCAAGAATCATCAAAGCCTTCTTCTTTGGTAGCTCTATGTATAATTTCCATGAATTTATCAGGAATGACAACTCCATGATGTAGGTTAAGACATTTACGATTTGTGTCTCCGCCTGTAGGTTTTCTTATATCAAGAAATTCCTCTATTTCAGGGTGTGACATATGTAAATAACCAGCATATGAACCTCTTCGAGTAACTCCCTGACTAAACGCCAACATCTCGGAGTCTACCACTTTTACAAATGGTATTACACCTGTACTTTCAGACCCTTTTGATGTTTTTGTACCTTGAGCTCGAACTGAACTCCAGTTTCCACCTATTCCTCCACCAAAAGATGAAAGAAAAGCATTTTCTGTATAATGTCCTGTAATTCCTTCTCTCGAATCTTCTACATGATTGAGAAAACATGAGATTGGGAGACCCCGCTGAGTCCCTCCATTGGAAAGAACAGGTGTTGAAAACATAAACCATAAGTTACTTGCATAATCATACAGTCTTTGAGCATGTTCTTCATTGTCTGCAAAAGCTTGTGCAGCTCTTGCAAATCCTTCTTGAGGAGACTTCTCATCTCCCACAAGATAACGATCTTCTAGAGTTTTATGACTAAACTCTGTCAAAAGTTTATCTTTACTATAATCTATATCTATCATAATATTTTTCCTAAAGTATTTTTTATTACTTCTTTGTTTTCTATTCCTATTGCATCTTCACAGTAAGTAATTAAATCCATTAGCTCAACGTTTTGTAGAAGTTGTTCTGCATTTTCGTTGACCGACTGAATATATTTATACTTTCCTTCTAAAGGACATGCATCATAAATATCAAAAACTGTACCATATTGTTCCATTAATTGCACTGCGCGTTTTGGACCAACTCCAGGTATTCCTGGGACATTGTCCCCTTTATCGCCAGTTAGACATTTGAAAGTGATATAATCTTCAACTTCAAAGTCATAGTGTTCGTCCCAGTTATGTATTGTAGTCTCTTTACGAGTTACAGTACTAAATCTAGAAACTTTATCATTAATAAGTAAATCCCAGTCTTTATCTGACGATATTAACCAACATTCATCATAATTAATTTCTTTAGTAATATAGGCAGCAATATCATCTGCTTCCACTCCTTTGAAGTGAAAAACAGGATACTTTTCTTTTATTAAAGTTAAAGTATCTTGAAACTCTGCCATAAACATTTCAAACTCTTTTTCTTCTTGGGCAGTTTGATCTGCATATTTTTCTTTTCTGTTTGCTTTATATTCTGGATATATCTCTTTTCTATAAGAACTACCACCATCAGCACATACTATAATTGTCCCTGCTTTATATGACTTGGCTAGACTTTCTATTGTTCGTACATAGTCATATTTAAAATCTAATATATTTTGGTGTTTCCATCGAAAAGCTACATTTAGTCCATCAACTATCAGCAAGTTCCCAATCGGAGCTGGGCTCCCAAGGTCTGCAATTGTAGTTGCCATTTGTAAAAACTATCTCCTCTTTTTCGAGCCAGTGTTCTGCGATTATTATATATGCACCTAGCCACGCAATATGCATATAACGCAATGTATTCTTTGGTTTTCGAACTGTTACTACAAAAAACTTTCCATAGTTTTCTCTAAATATTAGTAACGGTTCTTGTTTCATATCTTGTGATTGTTTGCAAAGTTTACTCCACCACTTATATAAGTTATTACTTTTTTGTGTGAATATCTTTGCATTAAATCCCACTTCTTTATAAAATTTTACTTCTATACAAAATAAATTGTGTTTACCAGGTACTCTTAAATCTCCTTTTACTTTTCCACTTCCTGAGCCTGGTGTTTGTTCCCATTTTTCTTCTGTTAATCTTTCTAGTAGAGAAATGACTTGTTGTTCGCCTTTGTTTCCTTTTTGTCGTGAATTAACCATTAAATCCTTTATCTATTAACCAAAAAGCAGCAAGCATACCACAAAAAACAAAAACTTGAACAAAAGCCATAAAAGCTACTAAAGGTACTTGTCTCTCACCCCATGGCTTAAGTTCTTTTTCCCACCACTCTTTTGCTTCTTCTGGAGTAGCTTCAGTAGTTTTATTAAGTTGTAGTTTTAACTGTTCAGGCATTATAATTGTTGTACAAATTTACCAATAGTTGCTATCTCTTCTTCGGTAAGCATACCTGCTTGACCCCACATAAGAGCAGATTGAGCACCAATCTGTCCTCTATTTTTATAGATAGTTAATTTATTTATAATATCATCTGAACTTTGACCTGCTAACATTGGGCCAATACCGCCTTGTCCATCATTACCATGACAAGCGGCACAACCTGCCCAAAGACTTCTGATTGAAGAGAACTCGTCTTCAGCTGCTAGAGCTTGTTTTCTTCTTTCAATCTCTGCAGGAGTTCCATTGATTGCAACATACTCTGCATAACATTCTCCGTAACAAGCGTGTACACGAGGTACATTTTTATATTCTAAATTATTGTATGCCATTACTATTGTTCCTGTCAGGGCTAAACAGATTGTTAATATATATCCTTTCATTACGCTTCCTTATCAATGTCCCATTTGACTATGTTCTGACCTTTCGTTGAAGGTCTATTTTGCCAGAACTTCCATTGTTCTTGCTCTTGTCTCCATTGATATAACCATGGAGCATTGTCTCTTTCTGCATCTAAGAAGATTGCATTTGTAAATGCTAAAGGTATTAATACACCAGCATGAACTATAATGCTGATAACTGTATTGTAACCTAACCATCCCATGTAATAAGATGCGACAAATCCGAAATACACTGACCACATTGTGAATAGTACTAACATAAAATATGTTTGTAAACTAGGGTCAGGAATATGTTTAAGTGGATTATACTTTGCATTCATGACTAATCGCCAACTATCTACAATGAACAATGTTGTTCTTCTATATAAATTTGGTTTATTCATTTAAATAACTCATTTCCTCTTGTTTAATCACTTCTATTTTTTCTAAAAGTGGGTGTGTCCATCCATGAGATACTATATAAGTATTTAAGTTTTCTTCCTTTAATAATATCTCTACCAATCTTTCTTTTCCAAGTTCATCAAGAACATTTGTAACCTCATCTAAGAATAAAATGTTAATTTGAGACTTGGAAATACTGCTCATTAGCTTTCTTATAGCTAGTAGAGTAGCAGTATTTACTCTTGCTAACTCGCCCGCACTTAGTGCAAGTATATCAACGGACTTAGCATTATCTTCTATGATAACATTTAGTTTATCATTTAGAACTACAAACTCTAAACTAAATCTACCATCGCTTAGTTCTGCTAAGTATTCATTTGTTAACTCTTCTAAATCTTTTACAAGATTTTCTATTTTGTAAGCAAGTAGTCCGTTTGTACTAAATGCTTTCTTTAATATTTCTATACTTGAAAACTTATCTTCTATAGCATTTAAATTTTCTGTTAATTCTATAAGTTCTGTTTCAAATCCTTCCGTTTGTTCTAATATAATACCAATACGAGTATTATGTCTTTCTACACTATTGTTATGTTCTATAGCATCTTTTAATTTTCTTTCTTGTCGCTCTCTCTTTTCTGCTAGTATACCAATTTGTTTTCTTATCTCATCTGCATTTGGAAGAGTGCTAGTTAAATTTTGGTCTATGCTTCTAAAGATTTCTTCCCACTTTCTAACTCCTTCTTTTGCTTTTTCATGAAGTGAATTGACTTTCTGCGCCTCTGCAAGTTTTTCTTTATCTTTTTTCGAAAATTTTTCACAGCTTTCTATCCTTTCTTTATGCTCTACCATTTGCTCTTTAATGAAGGTAACATCTATATCTTCTCCACAAGTAGGGCAAACATGGTCTTCAGTATCTAGTAATTTTTGATATTTATTTAACATGTTTTGTTCATGTAACATTTCTGATTTCCAACTGCCAAGTCCTGTAAGATACCCCGAAGTATCTACTTTTTCAGGATTTTCACTTAATATTCTTCTATGTTCATGAATATCTATGGACTCTAACTCTTTTCTATAATGATTGTTTTGATTTATCTTTTTGATATTTTCAGAGATATTTTGAAATTCTATTTGTAATGAACGTAAAGTTTTCTCGTCTTCTTCTGAATTTTTTGGTAAATCCATTTTTGATAGTAGTGATGTATCTTCCAATTTATTGTCATTTAACCATTTTTCAATAGTTGCAATTTTCCCATCTACTCGAGAAATTTGGGAGCCAACATCTTTAGAAAGCTCACGAAATAGTTCAAAATAAGATACATATCTATCTAACTGCAATAAATCAATCAAAAATTTCTTACGGTTTGTGTCGGTGGCCGTAAGAAATTGCAAACTTGCATTGGTATTTTGATAGACAATCTGTGAAAAAGTCTTAAAGTCTATCCCAATAATTTCTTCTAATGTTTTGTAGGTATTTGTCGCAGTGTGTGAAGAAATATCCTCACCGTTTTTAAGTAACTTTACTTTAATATTTGCACGACGAAGTACATCAATGTGATACTCGTCTTCATTTACAATAAAGTCAAGACTAATATCATAACCATTATTAACTTGTCTATTTGCAATATCTGCTTTTTTAATACCTTTGGAATTTTTATTAAATAGAACTTCCTCTAAAATTAGAGGTATAGAAGACTTACCAGCACCATTTGTACCAATAAGTTGTGTTAATGTATTTTTCTGTAAGTCTATTTCATTGTTTGAGCCATAACTAAAACAATTATTCCACGATAGCTTTTTGAGCGTTATCACTAAAAACTCCTATAATCTTTTTAACTTTTGATTCATCTAATTCTAATATGTACGATAGATATTCTCCTAATTCTTCTTCTATCGTCATCTCTTTGTCCAATATGAGAGTGGCTTCTGTCTTTCTCTTAATTACTTTTTTGTCCAATAGGTCTGAATTTTTGACCCCGCTCAAGTCTGATACATCACCCTCTACTTCATATATAGTATGGTGCCACTCTGTTTGTATCATTTCTTCTGTACTTGATACTGTTTTTCGTAATAGTTGAGGTAAATCAAATTGATGCCATGTCCAAGACCAGTCATCTTCTATAAGAAGGTACCCTGTTTTTACTAAATTTCTATGAAAACTTGTAGTCATAGGACTGCCAGGGTATACAATATTTCGTTGAGTATTCTCGTGAGCATGTAAGTCTCCTGCAAATACAGTTTTAAATTTATCAAATCTAGTTAGTTCTACCTCAGGACTAACATGTGGAGGTATCTCTCCACGAACATGAGTAAATAAATATTCTGTGTTTATATCTTCTATACTATTCTTTTTATGTAAATCTGCATAAGGAAGAATCGCCCAGTCATCTTTATAGTAAGTTTCTGTTATAACTCTTACTTGAGGATTCAATTCTTCAGTAACTCTTTTTAAATTTGTAAAAAATGTTTTATTTTTTCTAGTTGCCTCATGATTACCATCAAAGATAATTGTTGGACATTTAACATTTTTTACAAAATCAAAGTAAAGTGTAAGTTCGTCCATTGAGGGGACTCGATCAAACAAATCCCCACCAATGATATGCAAACTGACTTTATTTTCTGCAACTATATCTTCTAATTGTTCAAAAAATAATTTATAACGGGTACACGCCCAAGGTATAGGAACATTTTTCTGCCCTAATTTAATATGCCAATCTGCTGTAAATAAAATCACCCTACAAAATCCTCGCCAGGTTCCCACTCACAGCCAGTTAATCCACCTGCTTTGAGTGCTTGTAGAGTTCTTAATATTTCTTTTGCATTTCTTCCTGTGTCATCACGATTTACAGAGATATGTGCAATAACTCCTTCAGGGTCTGTAATAAATGTAGCTCTATAACATACTCCTTCATCCTCGTTTACAACTCCACATTCTCTAGCTAAATTGAGTCCACAATCTGCTAGTAAAGTGTGTTCAACTCTATACATTGGGTCATGCTCATTCATAGTTTTCCAAACATATTTAGAATGTTCATTATCCCCACTAATTCCAAAAACTTCACTGGTTTCTGATAGTAAGTCATCCATTGCTGTTATTTCGGTAGGACATATAAAAGTAAAATCTTTAGGATAAAAATAAATTACAGACCAATCTTTTAATGCCCAACTATTTACTACTGTAAATTCATGGTTAGGTTCGTCTGGATGAGTATTATATGCTACTCCATTCAGAGTAAACTCTGGAAATTCGTCTCCTATTGCTAACATTATATATCAAACTCCTCATTAATACTTTCATCGGCATCAGAATTTGAAGAACCTGCTCTGATTCTATCTAATAATTCTTTTTGTGCGTCAGGGGTTGGTCTAGCAAGGACTTCATCCATAGACTTAAGATCAGCAATTAATTCTTTTTCTTTATCAGTTAAAGGTCTTGGTTTGCACTTTAAAGGTTGTAACTGATACTCTACATTGTAAGCCATAGGGCCAGTTTTTATTCTTTTAAAGTAAACATCCCATCCTGTTTCTGGGTCTGCTGGGTCTCCTAAATCTTCAGCTGCTAGTAAGATTTGCTCAAGTAATTTCTTCTTGAGATTTAATACTTTGATTTTGCCATCATGTATACATTGAATTGCATAAGACCATGTGCATTTTTGATCTGGATAATATTCTCTTACCCAATCTTTTTCAAGATTATTAAATGTTTCCTTTTCTCTATCAAAAGATAGACATTCGAAAGGAACATTTTTATCGTTCTCTCCTTTTAGCCAGTAAACATATCTTGCACATACATCACCGACCATACGGACTGTGTTATCTCCTTCTACATAAGTGTAGCTTTCGATTTTTCCTTTTTGGGCTTCGCCCTTTAATTTATTAAATGTTAATGCCATTTTAATTCCTCTTTAGTGATTTCTTCAAATAAAAAATGAATTCTACCATTTTCTACTCGTAGTAATCTATTTTTCGTTAATATATCTTGCTTACCTGTAAAGTTTAGCAAGTCTAGTGTGGTATCTTTTTTACTTTGATAATCAAAATAATTACGCAATGACGCGATACCAGCATACTGCGCAATTTCTACATCTGAGTATCTGTTTCTTTGGATGAGAAGTGATTCAGGATTCAACAAAAAACTTTCTCCATAAAAACTTTTAGTCCAATACTTGAATCGTCTATCCTTTCTATTGATTGGAGGTTCTTTTTTATAGGTTAAGATATATAGCACGGCTATAATGTCACCAACGTTTCCATTGGTCTCTTCCCTTATCTTTTTCCAATTATAGAATACCATTATATCAAAATATCAAGCATTTGTCAAGAAGTATTTTTTGAATGTTAAATCGTTTCAACTTCATAATCCTGTTTCATATAATACCCCATTCTCGCATTTGCCTGCCGTCTTGCGGTTTTACCCTCAAAATGAATATCAACAATTGTAGGTTGAGGTTTACCGTCATAAATTCTTATTATACGACCAATTAATTGTGTAAGAAGGGGTTCGTTATTAATTGGAGTTGCTAAAATAATGCAGCTCAAACAGTCTACAGATATTCCTTCTGAGAAAATACTTTGAGTTCCACAAAGAATATCTTTATCAGTAAATATCTGTTTTATCATAGCAGGTCTTTGTTCGTGAGGGATTTCTCCTGTAACACAAATAGAATTATCTCCAACTAGTCTATTACATTGTTTTAAAAAATCAACTCTATCTGAAACAACTAAAACCTTATGACCCTCTGCGGCATACTTTGCTGCAAGTAAAGCAATCATGTTTTGGTACTCCCAATTATATGCTATAGCATTAATTCTAGCAGCCCAAGGTGTTTTTGCTCCGTCTGGAAATCTTACTCCAGACTTTATAACATTTACTTTTGGTATTAAGTAATTCTCTTTTGGTGGCTTATATACTGTTGTATTAAAATAGTCTCTAAATATAACATGTCTTCCATCTTTTCTTTCCATTGTACCTGTAAGGCCAATTTTATACCTTGCTTTACTTGCATCTACTATTCGAGTGAAAGTAGGACTAGATACATGGTGCATTTCATCGAGAATAATTGTTCCAAAAACATTACTAATCTCTTTCATTCTACGATAAAGAGTTTGTACATTCCCTATAACAATGGGAGCATCTATTTCATACCTCCCACTACCTATTATACCAGGTGAAATTCCAAAGACTTTTTGTACTTCTTTTTCCCACTGCGATCTTAATGATATTGTATGTGTTACTATCAATGTTTTTTGTTGAAGTTTATTTGCGATAGCTAACGCAGTAAATGTCTTTCCCCAACTTACCCAAGCGTTAATTATACAACTGTCATTGACATCATCATACACAGACTGTTGCGAAGGTCGTAAAGTAAACTTAAATTCAAAAGGTTCTATAGATGATGTTTTTCTTTTATCGATTATTTCATAATCTTCTGGTATTAAATCCGTTCTTCCGCTAGGTAAAGTAACTAACCCTTTTCGAACTATACCCATATTCTTTATTATAAAAGGTGGGTCTAGTGGATTTCTTGGGGGTATTGAATATGTTAGCTCTTCATCGAGTTTTGATTGTAAAGAAGTATCTACTTCTAGGAATATTCTGTTACTTAATACTGCTTTCATATTTTACGCCAAGTTTTCTTTTGCTCTTTCTCCGAAAATGAATATAATACAGAAGGACGTTTATTTATGTAAAGCACACTAGCATACCGAAGTCTAGCTTCGGGCGGTCTCTTTACAAAAAATGGAAAAGGTATATTTTTACACCATATAAGAGTGGCAATATCTCGTTTCTCAACTTTCTCTATCTTGTGGCTTATAAGACTACAAGTTTTATTCTTCACCCAACGAAAATATTTGCCATTACTATCTATATAATTTAGACCCTTATGATGTACAAAATCTTGAAAATTTTCTATCATCACTTTAAGTCTATATAAATTTTTGTGGGGAGTTTGTAATCTTCTGATTCCAAGACTTGTTCCTTTCATATTTCTATCATCTACTATTTGTGTGTCACAAAATAATAGTCCGTCTCGTTCTTCTATTTCATCAGAATGAAGAACATACACAGGCCATCTAATTGTCTCCAGATTCATATTTATCTGCAAACTTACCAAATGAGTAGTCTTCTCCTATGTCGAAGTCACACCCAATTGGACACCCTGGTATTGAAAGTCCTCTATCTTTTTGAACATTTCTTTTTAATATTTCTGAATATTCATCTACAAAATCGTTCTCTACTTCTGCTAGAATTGAGTCATGAACAAGAGCAAATATTTTAGCAGGCTTGCCTTGTATTTCTCTGTTTGTATCAATCGCACCAAGTAAGTTTACATCTGAAGCTACTGACTGTACAAGAGCATTAATACCTGAACGAACTTCATGGGCTGCAATTGCTCTGTCTGTTGATTTCACATTTGGTAATCTTCTTTTTCTTCCAAAGAAACTGTAAATAAATCCTTGCTTTTCGATTATCTTCTTTGAGTTTTCTAACCATTTCTTTAACATAAAAAACTGTTTAAAATAATCATCAATAACTTCTTTTGCTTCTGTAGTGCTAAAATATTTTCCACTATCTTTTGATACTTGTTCACTAATCTTTTTTGGTCCAGCACCATACATGATGCCGAATGTAACGGCTTTTGCCATTTGTCTTTCTGTTGAATAATACTCAGCAACTTCGTCAACCTTACAGGGTAAATTAAATACTAACTTAGCAATATTACTATGAAAGTTACCGCCATCTTGAAATACCTGTTGAAGTGCAATATCTTTTGCCAATACGGCAGCACAATATACTTCTGCAGTAGTTAAGTCCATTGCAACTATTTTATTGCCTGGCTTAGCTTTTATGCAGCCCTTTACAATAGGGTTATCACGAGGTATTTGTTGCATATTCATTTTACCACTAGACGAAAGACGGCCAGATGTTGTTCCGTGCAGATTAAAACCTGTACGAAGTCTGCTGTCTCTATCTAGAGCAGGAATAATCTTATCTAAATAAGTAGATTTGATTTTTACTTTCTGTCGAATATCAAGAACAAGTTGAGGAACAGCATGTTCTTCTGCAAGTTGTCCTAAGACTTCTGCATCAGTAGAATCTGCTCCTGTACCTGTTTTCTTTCCTGTAGGCTTCAATCCGATATAATCGAAAAGAAGGGAACGAAGTTGCATTGTACTATTGGGATTAAAGTCTTTACCTTGGGCTTTTTCAAATAGTTTAACTTCAGTAAATTCGTAAAGCCTTTTAACTGCATTGTCAATTTCTTCTTGCATCAGCACCGATGATTTTTCAAGTCGATTCCTATCAAAAGGAACTCCATGACTCTCTACATCAAGAAGAAACTCTGTAGCAGGAAGAAGAATATTACGATAAACATTTTTGAGTTTATCATTTTCTTCTACTTTTGGTAAAAACTTTTCGTAAATGAGAAAAGTACAAACCGCATCCATCGCTGCATAATCTTTCATGACTTCATATGGAATCATATCCCAACTGAAATCACTTTTTAATATCCCTGTGCGTTTACGATAGGCCTCAATCCAATCATACATAGGTTTCTCATAGTCACCATATGGAGTAAATTTGAGGGCGAGTTGTTTTAGGCCGTGAGTGCCTGGATTCTCATTTAATGTATAATGCATTAGCATTGTATCTTCAAATCTTGGAAACTTAAATCCAAAATGAAATTTAAAGAAAGCAATATCAAACTTACTGTTATGAAAGACTACTCTTTTCTTATTGAATAATTCTTGAAGAAGCTCTTCTCCTTTTTCATCAATACAATCAGTAAGTATATATGCTCCATGATTATGTTTGTAAGCTAAACTAATTCCTAGCATATATCCATCTCGAGGATATAGACTTGTTGTTTCGGAGTCAAGGGCAATAAAATCATTCTCATGTTCTATTGCATCTTGCAAAAACTTATGTAATTCTTCACTTTCTGTAATACCAAAACAATCTTCACTATTTAGTTTTTCTTGTTTTAGTTCTCCAGAAATATATTTTACAATATTATCTCTTGACTCTATCCAAGTCTTTTTAGCTTCAGGTTTAAAAGCAAGCATGGCTGGGTTAATTACAGGAAGAAACTTCTCTTCTACTATGCGTCCAGTGTATTCCGTAATGGAATTAATTTTAGTAAAGTATTTGAGAGGCTCAGACCCAACTAGGATTACCCAGTCATACTTGTCGAGCTCAATGTTAATATCAACATCACGCTTTAATACTTTTTTAATCTGTGGATTTGAACAGAGAACATACTCATCAAATTGAATTTTGTTTTCAAACAATTCAAAGAACTTGTTCCTGCTTGGTTTGCTTTCTATTAATGCTACTTTTTTCATATTTATATATTATACCTAATTTTTAACCTTTTGTCAAGAATTATTTTTTCCATCTATTATCTTATCAAAATAATTTAAAATGTTCTCTCTTTGTTTTCGACACAATGTTTCTGTCCATCCATTGCCTTGAATCTCTCTACAATATGTTCTAAAAATATCAAATTGAGACAATATTTCTTGTTCAATATTATAGCTTTCTTGTCTTGTTAGTAATACTTCTCTTAAAATCTTTTTATTAGGCCATCTATTAGTTGTGCTTTTACTAATCCCTATTTTGTCGTCTTTATCTGTAATTTCTACATAATAAAGATAACAAGGACTTTCTGGGTCTTCAATACAAAAATAACAATCATTCTGTAAACTAGATAGACTCTTTTTTGTTATATGTCCTTTGCTACATTTTACTGTTGCATTTCCAAAATAATATTCTGGCCACTTTAATACTGTTAGATTTTTATTTACTTCTGGTTTAGAGTATGAATGATTTTCATGTCTTTTACCCCATCTTATTTGTGCATATTGTCTAACTGTGCTATATCTTTTTCTACTTCCTTCTATTGATTGCAAAGTATCTAGAAGAACAGTCCATGCTTTTTGTCTCTCAGGGTCTCCTTGAGATTTTCCTCCGCTTCCTGGATTGTATTCATAAAATTCTTTAATTAAATTTTTTGATTCTTCTGAGTATCCTCTTTTATTATTATTAAAAGCATCAATAAATTTATTCAATCCTCCTGTATAAAGAATATCTCTAAACTGTTGCTTTACATTTTCTAATTTTACATTGGTATTATATTTTTCGTTTAATAAATCTGCAGTAGTTTGATACGCTTCTTGTCCTCTAGGATTAATATTCCATAAGTCCACAAACATTTCTTCTGTCCACTTTAGATTAGCCATATAACTTTTCCTTTAATTTAAGAACGGAAAGCTCACTAAGGTCACCTGCATCTCCAAGGTCGGGTGGAATTTTTACATGATAGTATTTTAATTCTACTTTATCGCAAAGTTCTTTTACTAGTTCAGTTGCTTTTTGTCCTGCTTCGTCTGGGTCGAAAAATATATCAATTTGTTCTACTCCTTTCATTTTAAGTAACTGTAACTTTTCAGAAGTAATATTTGATATTCCAAAACTACATAAAGCATTTGTTAATCCTTTATCATGTAAATTTATTACATCAAAAATACCCTCTACTAGAAGTATACGACCTTTTATAGGTTCGACATCTAAAGGATATAAAGGTAGTTTGACTTTTGGAGGATAAAATATATACTTTGGTTGATCTTTTATGTGTGAGTTTATGCGTAACCTACCATTGAAGGCTACAATTTTTCCTGTTATGTCTCTTATAGGAAAGATTATTCTGTCCTTAAAAGGACTATTAACACTTACAAAAGCTTCAAATGTTTTGTAGGTTTCTTGTTTTATATTTCTTTCTGTGCCTATATACGGCATGATATCACTAGGCATTTGTAATCCTATTGATTCTGACCTTTTACGGTCTATTGTTTGTTTTACTCTTTCTCTTTTTATATCTAAAAAATTACTTGGCTTATCAAATAATTTAAAAATATTACCTTTAAAACCACAGGAAAAACAATTATATACTCCTGTAATTTTGTCTATTCTCATACTAGGATTGGAGTCATCATGCTCAGGGTTTAGGCATGATACAATATAATCTGCAGGAGAAACTTTAAATCGTATTTTTTCTTCTACTAATAATTCTTCAACTGTCATTCTTGATAAACTTTTCCTCTGTCTTTTATTAGAAATCCATTAAGATGGTCGAGTTCATGTTGTATTACTCTTGCCTCAAACCCTTTAAATTTTCTTTTTATTTCTTTTCCTTCTAAATCTGTGTATTTTATGGTGATAGTATGAGAGCGTCTTACTCTTACATGCGCTCCAGGGCAACTTAAACACCCTTCCCAATCTACTTTTGAATAGCTACTTTTATCTATTATTCTTGGGTTTATAAAAACTTGTGGTGGATTACCCGCTAAAAATACTCTTTGTGCTTTCCCTATTTGAATAGCAGAAATTCCTATACCATTTAATTCTTTCATGGTATTTTCCATATCTTTTAACATCTTTGGCTCTACTTTAGTAACTTCCTTAGACATTTGTCTTAGTATTTTTTCATTGGTTATAATCAAATTTATCTCCTTTAATGTATGTTATCGTCTCCATACTCTAGTTCCATTTCAGCTTCATAAATAAATCTAAAATCTTCTAAAGTAGGAATTTCTATTTGAAACTCATTGTTAAGATTGTGTTCGTGTAGTTTTCTTACATATTGAATATATGCTGTTTGTAACTGTTTTTCTGTATATAATATCATAAGTCTTGTGCTTCTTCTCCTTCATTGCCCAACCCTAAATCTTCTTTCATTTTTTCTTTTTCTGTAGGAGTTAGAGCTGTTGCTGGGCCTATTTTTAATGATTTCCAATTAACTTCACTTGAAAATCCTTTTACTTCATTGTTTCTCATCTTGGTACAATTAAATGTCATACATTTATCTTGTGGTTCCCATGTTTCAAGGGAGTAAGCAGCATCTGCTGCATCTAATATACCTTTCGCAAATCTAGCCTCTCCACTAGAATCGGTTTGATAAGGTGCAAAAACTAAAGTCTCATATTCTTGAGCATAAGACTTTAGTTTTTTGCTTATTTCAATTTGCTCCTGCCAATCATATTGACTGTTTCGTCCTGGAGCATTGTGACGACGAACCTGGTTCAGATAATCTATAATTACGATACCTATGTCTGAACGACTAACCCTCTTATCGAGTTCGCTTTGAATTTTTGAGAGAGTGAGGGCTGGATCATAAATTACATCTAGTTGTTTATCTTCATTTAGAGGATTCTTTGTTAATTTTCTATGAAAGTCATCAAAGTCTCTATGTTTTTCATACTCTCGTAATAGCTCTTCTCCACCTTGAAAACGATTAGCCCACCAACCTGCAACTAAGTTCCATTCTTCAGTATTCATGTTTTTATCACGAATATTAGTAAATGTAACTCCTGTTCCTATAGAACACATTCTTTGCAAGATTGAACGACTATCCATTTCAATAGTAAAATAAATTGCAGTCCTACCAGAGTCATAAACATTAACAGCTAAGTTACAAGATGTTAATGATTTACCTGAACCACGTCGTCCACCAACAAGAACTAAATCTTTTGGTGAAAACTTGACGCTTGCGTCATAATCTGTATTCAGTCCTAAAGGTAAATATTTTGCTCTTTGTTCATCATCTTCAAAAAGTGTGATTGTTTGCATACTTTCTGATGGAGGAGTAACATCGACCTTATCACTTACATTTAAAACTATTTCTTGTAGTTGTTCAATATTTTCTTCTGCACTTGCCATAGTAATAGTTTTATCAACATATTTATCAAGTTCATCTAAAATTTCTGTTTGAGTATATTCATTCTTTAGATAGTCAAGTAGCATATCTGCATCTACTTCAACATCAATTGACTCTATGGCTGAGATTTTTTCTTGTATTTTTTGGTCTCTTTGACCAGCTTTTAATTCTTCAAATGTTGGGAGAGATTGATAACTGTCTACGTGCTTTTCCAAGACGCTAAAAATTCCTCGGTACTCGGAAGGTAAATAAATATCCTTCACTTGAGCCCAAGTGTCTAGGTCTTGTTGTATAAGTATTTGTTTTAGTAGCGCACTAGCAATATTCATAACTCTCTCTCAAAAAGGGGAGCATTGCGCTCCCCTGCTGAATATTACTATTTAGACTATTTCTTTTCTAGCTGCTCCATTGTAATCAGCACATTGTAAACCTCTTCTGGTTAACATTGTTTTAACGCCTCTTACAGTCTTGCCGATTTCATCAGCAATTTCTTGAACAGTCATATCAGTAATCTCAAGGTCAGCTAAAACATCAGCTTTGCTTGAACCCTTTGTATGTTCCTGTTTAGGAATAGCATTGATGTCACCACTTCTTAGTAATGATAATGCTTTACCTCTGATTGAGTTTACAGACTTATCTAAAGCTTCTGCGATAGCTTCTACAAAAGCGCCATCGTTAACCATTGATATGAATGTTTGCTCTTCTTCAGGAGTATAAGTTCTAACACTTTCAACTTTAGGAGCAGGTTTAACATGCTCTGTAAGTTCCATAGAAAGAATTTTTCCTTGAATTGATTTTGCTGAAAAAGCTCCACCTTCAAAGTTAGATGCGATTTCTGCATATGTGTATACTCCGCTGTTGTCTTGAACGAAGTTTGATAGAGTTGCTTCTTGCTCTTCTGAAAAAGACTTAGAAGCTGAAGCAGAAGCTAGTTCTACATCAAAACCCATTTTTCTTAGCTTAGATGAAACACTTCTTGTAGAAGTTTCTAATTCATCAGCAGCCTCTGCAACCATTGCCTGTGATACAGGACTTGAATCACCAACGAAGTCCACTAGTTGCTGTGTTCTTTCGTCTGTCCATTTTGGTAATGCCATTTTTTAATTTTCCTCAATTAAATTTTTTATGTTATTATAAATTTTTATTCCCATATTTTGGGCTTTATTAGTTTTTGACGATTCTATTCCACTTTCATTTAATAAAATCGTAACATCTTTTGTAAGATTATCTTTTGTCTCAAATCCATGACTTTGTAAAACTTTTTGAGCTGCTGCTTTAGTTGGGTAGCTCTTTAGTTTACCTGTTATACAAACTATACCTTTAATATAGCTGACTTCAGATGTTTTCTCACAAGAGAAAGAAAAAGGTAAATAATTGTATTCATTAACATAGAATATTTCATCTAACCATTTGGTAAGATTCGACGCCGCTTTAGGACCAAGACCACTATCCATACATTTTTGGTAGGTTATCTCTTCAATATTCGAGATTTGTCTCGTTAACTTATTGGTAGCGCTTCGCCCTATCAGCGGTATCGAAAAAGCTGGAAGGAGAGTTGTTAAGTCTGCGTCTTTCGACTTTTCTATTTCAGCAAACAACTTCTCTCCAAGCTTTTCCGAATCTAGTAATGATACTATTTCCTCTTCTGTGAAAGAGTATATGTCATGATAGTCCTGAATATCTAGTTTTTCAATAGTTGCTTTTCCTAATCCTTTAATCTTTAAAGTTTTAGCAAAATGTTCAACTCTTTTAGAACTTTTAGCAGGACAATCTGAATTTCTACAAAACAATTGGTCGTTCACAATATCAAGTGCTGTGTTACAAGCGGGACAATGTGTCGGTATAATTATTTCTCTCAAATTCTGACTCTCTTTCATTTTTATAAATATATTATATCAAAAGAATAAGCATGTGTCAAGATTTATTTTTTGGGAAGTCCCGTAAAATAAGGGATGAAATTTTGAAACACTCTGTGTGTCCACCAAATTTTTGTAGAGGTTGAAAACTATCATGCTTATACTTTTCATGTAGTTCTTGCTCTATCTTCCAGCAGTTATAAATCGTGTCGTGATAGGTTCTCTGAATACGTAAATCGTACCCTTTAAATCCTCTGCTTCTTTTGATTACATGACGCCAGTCTTTTCCACTAGCGATTCCGACTTTGATACACTCGCGTTCAAATGTTTTTTGATTTACGAGTATAACTCCGTAAAGAACACCCTCTCGGTCTTTTTCGTGAGGGTGATTATTAAAATATGTCTGATTATAGACACCACTCATGAAACAAAGTGATTGATTAAACCAGACAATAATATAAATACTGCTACTCCATTCAATAAAACTAACGCTCTATCTTTCCATAGCAGACCTACCCATAACCATCCTGTTACCCCTATTAGAGATAAACAAAGGTCAATAAATGGGAATTGTTGTGTTGAGCGAAATGAAAAAGCAGCAAGTAAAAATATACTTGCTCCCCATTTAATATACCAAGACAAGTCCTGTTTAGGGGTTGCACTTTTAAATATTCTTTTACTGTTCTGTATCTCTTCTTTTGAGTATTTCATTTAATTCATTTAATTCTTCTATTCGCTTATATAATTTGTATATCTGTTGTGTTTGTTCTGCTATTTGTTCTTTTAGCATATCTATTTCTGTCAATCTACTCTCCTTACAACTTGAGGAATTATCTTTCCTGCTCGAATTACTTCTATCTTGCAACCTAACTTAAGGTCAAGTGCTTCTATGATTGACTTGTTATGTAGTGTTGCCTTCGATATTGTTGCTCCTTCTATGTCGATTGGGTCAAAATGGGCAACTGGTGATACTGCACCTGATTTGCCCACTTGCCACGTTACTTCTTGGAGAACAGTGACTACACCTTTTTCTTGCTTTTTAAGGGCAAAAGCACCACGGGGATGATGACTAGTATATCCATATTTGTCGAATACATCATTCTGAGCTATACGAAATACTGTCCCATCTTGTGGAAAGTCAGTGTAGTCACTATCGATGGCTGTCTCTATTCCAAGGTCTGAAATATACCTCATGTCAGAGACATAGTTATCTGTTATATATGGAGAGACTCCATGTGCTACGAAATATAGGTCTCTCGTTTTGAATTCTTGGGAACTTTTTAATCCTAAAGCTCCTGCTGCATAATTCCTTGCATTAGGAATTGATTTTGGAGCTACTACTTCTCCACTTATTTGTATTACTTCTTCGTGATTTATATACTTAGGTACTAGATAAGTAATTAAATGTGTAATATCTAGTCCTTCTACTCCATCACCTCTAGTTAGTGCTTTTTGTACTTCTCCTCCACCATATAAAATACTTACTGCTGCTCCATCAAGTTTAGCAGTAGTAATGAAGGCATCACTCCCCCAATCTGGAGGAGTGTCTACACCCTTTATTACTTTTTGGAGGGAAAACAATGGAAACAAGTGTTTATATCTACGTTCATAAGGACTTTTATACCCTATGCTTTCTTGTTCAACCATTGTTGTCAGGTAATGAAAAACCTCATCACTCATAATAGGAGTGCCATTATAATATGCTTCTTTTGCTCGCTTGATAAGATTTTCTAACATTTATATATTATACTAAAAATTTAACCATATGTCAAGAACTATTTTCCGATATGTTCCACGTCATCCTTAGGAATCACTTGGTATGCACCTTTGTTGTATGCTATCGAAACAGTATAATTTTTACTTATTTCTTTCTTATAGCTATCATCTTTCGCTGGTGTATATGGTTTCAGTTCTGCACTAGGTATGTGTTTACTGGAAGCGCGTACGGGATTTGAACCCGTGTTGCATGGATGAAAACCATGTGTCCTGACCTGGCTAGACGAACGCGCCCTTGTTGCTTTTCTTTTTCTTTTGCGACCAAATTGGTCATAATTTAAACTTCCTTTTATAATCATAAATAATATTATACAAAAATTTTAAGGAATTGTCAAGAACTATTTTTAGGTCAGGTATATTTCATCTAAAATATCTTTGAACTCTGATTCAAGTATTGATTTACTTTCTGCAAGAGATAATATTTCTACTAGTCCTTTAAAAAGTTCCTGAACATTTTCTAAATCTACAGGCATAGTAATACCTTCTTTTGAAGGTAACCATTCTTCTTCAAAGTCTAAATAATATTTTCTTAAAGAAAGATATTCAACTCCTCGAAAAGTATTAATTACTAATCTTATTTGTTGATTATCTTTTTCATTGATAACTCTTTCATATATACTAGGTGCGGCTAAATCAATCATTTTTAATTATCCTATTTAGTGGCACAATGCTAGTAACGTTCTTAGGCATAAGTAAGCGATAAGAGTCTGTGTCCCAACAGAATAGTAGGACTGAGTCGTGCGATTCTTTTGCTCTATTTTTCTTACCTTTTATATAAGGTGTAGAAAAATCCATTGTACAAATATTGTACTTTAGTCTGCGTGAGTTTTTACTTCTATAAGTAATGACGGCATCGCCTGCGTCATTTAGTTTCTTTTTAAATTCATCTTTCGTCATATTCCCTCCAAGTATCTAACAAACGATTATTTGAATTGTACTTGTTTTGGTTATAACTTTAAGATGCAAAAAACTAGGGCAGTCTGCACTACCCTAGCTAAAGAACTAAAACTAATTGTTTAAGTTATTTACTACTGTTGTAAAGTATACTGCTGCTTTACCTGTTAACTTTGATATGATTGCAGCATCAACTTCTTGACCTGCATCTGTCAAAGCATTGGTTAGGTCTGACTGTGCGCCAGCAACACTTACTCTACCACCACCGCTAGAGCCATTAGAACTGCCTTTTGCTGGTGTTTTTCTGACATATACACCTGCCTTTGTAAGTATCATTCTAACACCGTTAGGAGATTCTTCTAACTGCTCTGCGATTTCTTTTACTATCTCCATACTATTTTCTGGAGTAGGCTCTTCTGCAGTATACATATCTACTGCTTCTTGTTTCTTTTCGTCTGTCCAAGACATATTTTTTCTCCTTAATTTTTTAAATTTCTGCTCATACTCTTCACGACTTGATGTGTTCTTAAAGCCAGGACACCATCCTGTCGCTTGTTGCATTTGCATGTAAAATCTATCACTCATAAATATATTATATAAAAATATAAGAGCGAAGTCAAGAACTATTTTTTGTATCCATGACCAAAATGATTATGAATAGCTGCTAGTTTATCTTCTGCTTCAGCAAGTTTTGTGAGTTGTGTTTCAATTGCTTCCACCAAGTCTGGATGTTCTCCTATACCTGCTGGATTCTTTTGATATACTTGTATATTTGCTTTAGCGATTGCTATTTCACCTTCAAGTTTTTTACTTAATGCTTCTAATAATGGATTCATATTTACCCCCTCGGGAAGTTATCCCACCTGTAGAATTTTTTAGTTTCTGAATCCCAATACCAACCTTTATATTTTTGATTTTTATTTTCAGATTCTACATATTTATTTTTTGGAAACTGATTTGGAATACTAATCATTCCATTTTGTTCTTCTAATAATTTCATATACCAAATTGCCATTATATTATTTTTATTCCTTCTACATAGTTTTCTGCTGCATCTTCTGCATAGCTTTCACTATGGCTTGAGTAAAACTCTATTTTTACTAATTCTAAGTTATTATAAAATTCGCAACCCCATCCCTTTTTAGGATGTTTAACTACGTGTGCTTGTAAATCTCCATTTACATAAGTACTGTATCTATTGTTTTTCATTTTCCTAAAGCTCCTTTAACAAATGCATTAATAAATTGTTCTGCTTTATTGTCATCTAGAGAACACCACATTACTAGTGGCCAGGATATCATAAATGTTATCAAAACCACCAAAAATAAAGTGATAGGATATCTAGCCAACAAAGACTGAGATTCTTTTCTAATTTCAGAATATATAGGGTACCATAATTTAACCATTGCTAAAATTAGTCCCGAAATATAGACTGCTATTATTATATCCAACATTTTTCATATCCTTATAAATATTTATCTAAGTGCCTCAAACTTCCTAAATCATAAGCAAGGGCAGTTGCCCAAAAACCTGTTTTATCACCATCAATCCAAGGAAAAAGTGTTTTAGAAGTATCACAGGGGTCTAATACGTATACTTTATAGCATTTAGCTCCCCATTTATCTTCATAATTTACACACTCTGTTATGTTGCCATAACACTTAAAGCCTCTTCTCTCAGATTGATATTTTTGCGTAATTTCATCTTTTACTAATGCAAATCTATTTTTACGCGGATACCATACTTTTTCGTTGTATTCAAAAGACTCTGCAACACATTGTTCGGGCAACATTGCATTTCTCATTCCTTCATAGTCTGATTCTGCTAGTTTTTGTGGTATTCCTACTCTCCCTACTATGTTCTTTACAAATGCAGGAGAACGATAAATACTTTCTGCTATTCCTGATATATTAAATCCTTCTAAATACATTTGTACAACTGATTTAATTTCATCTTCGGTAGCTGCTTTTCCTTTATTATGTGCTTTTCTTTGTTCACGAAATCTTTTAATATCTAAATGGTCATCTATGATTTTTTGAAGTCTGGTCGTGTTATACCTAATATTCATCATCTCACAGGCTTCCTTTTTAGTTATAGGATTATCCTTTTCGAGCTGTTGGATTACTCTTTCTATGTTATCATATGATAACTTTTCTCCTGATTTACTTCTTATCATTTAATTCTGTCCCTAATAAAATAATTGCGTAGTGAATTAACTTTAATAAGTCATCAGTATTTTTTCCTTCCTTTTTTCCATATCGTTGAGCATATTTAATTACATTGCCTATGCAAAACCCTTCTCCATGTCCTGAATCAAATATAAATTCAGTTGATTGAATCTTTTCTTGTGAATAATGGGCATGATATGTACTAATAATATGATTTCTAACCATATTTAAAGCTTTTTCTTCGTTAAATTTATCCCTCAAGAAGTTTCTCCAGTTCTACATACCCGCCAATCTTTTCTCCATCAACAATAATTTGTGGAAATGTTCTAGCGTTGGGAAACTCCCTTAACATGACTCCAGCATCAAAGTTTTTACCAAAAGATAAATACTCTACTTCGTGTCCTTTTCTCTCGGCTAAAGCTTTTGCTTTAGTACATGCAGGGCAGTTTGGTTTACTATAAATTATTACTTTCATTTTGCTGTTATTCTCCTGTCTGTCCATGCTAATCCTTTATCCCACCAATCAGGTTCTCCACGAAAACTCCAATTGGCAAAGGTTGCTTTATCTGTATGGTAATATAGGCGGTAAGACCCGATTACATCAGTTTCGTCTTTGAGTTCATCGGGCATTGCCATTAGGAAGGGAGTGAGTCCATTTCTGGGCATATTTTTCGGTTCTGGCAGTTTATTGATTACTTCAATCACTGACTTGTGTAATTTGCCATAGCGATAATGGTATTCATCGTTTAGTGCATTAGCATAGCAATGAACCCACTCAAAATTATCTAGCGAAGACCGTGTCCATATTGTACAAGGATGGTTATACATCATAGGCAAATATGGTGTCAGAGGTCTTTCTTCTAGGGGGAGATGTTTGATTTCTGACTTTCTCTTATTAAGCTCTTCACGCTCTTCTGCGTTTAAAGCTCTTGGAACAAATCCTAATACTTCATCTACCCATATTGCTGTACACATTAGCTGAGCCGCCTCAAGAGGCATTTTAACTATATGCTTGTCAACATGGTACTCTGCACATTTGTCTAAATCTTCGTCTAGGTAAAATAAATTCATAATATATATTATATTAAAAATTTAACCAAATGTCAAGTATTATTTTTTCATTTACCAAAGGCTTTACCAGCTTCTGAGATTCCAAATGCTCCTAAGGTTATCACTACTAAAGAAGTAAAAATTGTATCACTAATTACAAGGTCTTGTCCCCAAAACGCTGTAACTAAATCACATCCAGCAAAAACAATCAACATAAAAAAGGATATAAATCCTATAATTGACTTTTCATTTACATCATTATCATCTAAAAATAAATCAATAAATTTTCGTTTTGGTGGTGCAAGTCTTTTCTTAGCCGCTTCGGCTTCCATCTTCATTTCTTTGATAGTGTCCTCAGACTTATCTAGCTTCTCAATGAGAGCCATATACTTGTCTAAATCAATTTCAACTTCATTTCTGCTGTTATCTACTGATTCTGCCATTATTTATCCTTCGCTTTTCCAACATTTAGAGCGACCCAGTCAAGACATTTATACATCTTTTTAACTATTCCGTCATCTATTGGTGTTGGAGTTACAGCAGCTATCAAAGAAGCTCCCATTACTAACCAAGGCACGATTTGAACCCATCTAATTATCCATTCGAAAAATTCTAACATTTTCCTATCCTATTCTGTCCTAAGACAGCCTTTGAAGAGGTACATAATTTTCTATACTAGAAATTTCTATATCCTCTATCTTTTTGAACTCTACATCATAACAAACTATTTTGTCAGAGGTTGCAGACTGATTAAACTTCATAGGCATATAACTATCATGTGTAGTATATTCTCTGCTATGAGTTTTATTACTTTTTAAACTTCTAAATTGTATCTCAACGATTCCTTCTTTCAGCACTTTAATTAATTTATCACTATCTATCATTTTCTAATTCTATTATCCTTTCTTCTAGTTCTTCGCACCAATCTTCTAAATCTTCGAATCTGCTTTGTGCTGCTGGGTTATTTTCGAACCATTTTGAGTCTTTGTTCATTTTCCAAAGACTAATTAGATTCTTTATCCACTGAATCATTCGTAGTTACTTCCTTATAATAAATTACAACTTCTCCGAGTTGTTTAATATATCTTTTTAATTCTTGCATATCTTCTGCCATTACTTTATAGTCTCCAATAGTAGTAGCAACAAATAAGATATCTCCATTATTTTGTTCTTTAATTTCATCAATAAATCTGTCGTAATAGGTATAACCTTCTGGCCAGTCAGGATTTTCTCTATCCTCTGGTGCGCAAGACTTAGGTCTTTTATCTTCTATTTTTACACAAGGATTTGTAATACGTGTTTCGCTTACTACGTACCACTTCGGTGCAGTCAGCTCGACAGGTCGTGGCAAAGTAGGTTGCATTATTTCAACCTCAATTGGTTTACTAATAATTTCCACTTCTTTTGTAGGAAGTAGAGAACAACCACTAGTCAGAGCTAGGATTGCCAATGTTGAATAATTTTTCAGTGTCATCTTCTATGCCCTCCATTACTTCTTCACTTGCATTGTTCATTCTGGTTTCAATAAGCCCTGGCTTCTTCAATGCTAGGACATCTAAATTATGTCTGGAGAATATCTGTAAATATTCTGCTTTTTCTTTTTCTATCAAGGCATTTTCTTTTGTCATATTCATTAAAGCAGCGCCTTGTTTTTCATACTGCTCTTTTATTGTTTCAATAGTTCGTTTTTGTTCTTCTACTGCATACTCTAGTTTTGTATTATTTGCTTTTAAAGTTTCATTCTGACTATAAAGCCACCAACATCCTAATCCTAGGACTAATATTATTGCTATAAAAAATTGTTGCATTATAATTCCTCTATTTTGTAGTTAAGACCTTCTGCACCTCTTATCTCTACTATCTCTCCATTTTCAGTTTTAAAAGATAAAAACTTTTCTTTTTTACTATAAAACTTTTTTACAATATAAGACTGGTCGTCCGCATCGCCATAAGTAGAGTTATAACTTACTGTAAGTTTGTAGTGCGTTCTGAATAGACTCGCTATCCAATTCCATATTTCCTTTAGCTTTGTGTTCATTTAATAGTCCTATAAATTCTTCTAAATATTCTTCGACAGTTATACCTCTCTGTTCAGCATGTGCCTGAACTAATAACATTAAATTTTGAGGAATTTTAAATTTCAATCCATTCCTTGCCACTAAATAGGCAAGCCTCTGCAGCTCTTCTTCGAACTAGACCTTCTAGAACTTTTCCGCCTGCTTTATTCCATCTTTTAATTTGTGCTGGTACATCTTCATACTTGCCTGAATTTAATACTTTTAGCATAGTAGATGCTTTTAGATTTGCGGGGCCGAGATTATATACCCAAGATACTAGGGCATCAAACTGGTTTTGTGATAGAGCAACTGTAACACTTTCGTTGACATACTTTTCATACTCATGAAGTTCTTCAACTAACATTTCTTCAGCTTGCTCTTGTGTTATTGTCATGCCTTCTACGACATCTTTAGTGTGTCCATATCCTATTGTCCAAACTCCTGCTGAACACTTATAAGCTTCTAGCTCACATCCTTCAAATTTTTTAATAAGGGCTATACCCTCTTCGCTTATATTCAATATTTTTCTCCTAAAAAAGAAGTGCCTCGAAATGAGGCACTTACAATAATTGACAGTTACGATAACGCAAACAATGAATGAGCTACAGTTCCTAAACCTAGTGTTACCACTATAGTTCCAGTAACTACTTCACATAATGAACCATCTTTGCATATACCCTGTCCTAGCTTAATTAATGTCTCCACTATTTATCTCCAATATTTTCCTTTTGGAGTTAGGAGTTCTAGACAGAGTGATTGTTAGTAATCCGTCTTGTAGATTAACTTTGTCTACTTGTAAGTCTGGATTTAGAATAAATCTTCGTTCAAAAGATTTTAAACTTAACCCTTGATGAACAAACTTTTCGTTCATCTCCAGTTTTTGTTCCTTTTTCCCTGCGATATGAAGTTCTTCGCCATCAGCGATTAACTCCAGTTCTTCCCTCTTCCAGCCTGGCACTGCGACTTCAATACGATAGTTGCCTTTACTTTCAATTACATTATATCTTGGATAGCTAGTTTCCGTATAAGACGGCATACTAGGCATATCTAAACCAAGCCAAAATTTACTTAAATCAATACTCATAATAATCTCCTTAATCCTTTCGGTATCTTTAGGCTAGCCTTTCGGTCTAGCGTATTAATTTGTAAGCGAAACCACTTCACTTACATAACTATATTATACTAAAAATTAAGGTAAATGTCAAGAATTATTTTTCTATTCTTCGAAATCTATCTTGCCCTGTTCTTTCATATAATCTAGCGTTATTCCTATACCATCTTTTTTACCAAGATTATAGAAGCCATAACAAGCTCCTATTAATATTAAAAGATAGGCTAAGTCGATGTTTGTTATAAAATTTTCCATTTGTATATTATAACAAATCAACTACCAAAAGTCAAGATATTTTTTCAACTCTGTCAAAAATAGTTCTTGACTTTTGCTCTCAAATTTTGTATAATATATAAATGAATAAAAGATGGACAGACACAGAACGACAGTATTTAAAAAAGAATTATAACTCTCTTCCTATGAGTATTATAGTTTCACAACTTGGAAGAACAGCAACTTCTATTCGTTCACAAATTGACTACCTACGAAAGCGTGGGTGGACATTTAATCGTGTGCGAGATAAGGAGTTAAATGCCTAGTATTACAACTAAGAATATGTCCTTTGAAAAAGCTCTTCGTATCTTTCGCAAGAAATGTGATAACGCTGGAATCAAAGACGATGTTCGCAAAAAAGAATTCTACGAGAAACCAAACGCAATGAGAAGAAGAAAACTCTCACAAGCAAAAAGAAGAAAAGACCGCGAAAGAGCAAAGGAAATTGCTTACTGGAAAGACTATAAGTTGAACCAAAAGCGCAGAACTTAAAGATTTTTTACTTTCCAAATTACAAAAATAAAATATTTTATCATCAACTCGACTTACACCTATCCCAAAAATCATACCCCTGAGAAAAACAGTTCTTGCATTTTTGATAAAGTTATGGTATAATAATATCATAAAAAATGATAATTAAGAAAATCATAAAAACAATCACTCTTCTCGTGAATCTCGCTTATCGTGTATTCACATTACAAAGAGAGCTATGTAGCGTAAGCGAAAGAGCTCACCTTGTGAATTGAACGATTTAGCGAGAGAGTTACTGATATAATTATTCTATTATATCATCACTCATGAAAAGTAAAGAGATTCACATTTACTTCTTCATAATTTCAACACTAAAAACCAATTTACTACAATTACGCCCAATTCGTTCGTTATTTTTCAACTATAAATTACAAATTCATACATCAATTTAACGCAAATTAATACGCCTATATGCAAATTATTCCTAGTTATATATGAGCCGTGTAGACTCAGCGAAGTAAGAAACCCCGCTCAGTCCACAGGTTGAGGCACACGAATGTTTTTCACACTCGTAGAGAATCGATAACCATCTTCATCTCTCAGTGTTATAATCATTCCGTGTGTAGGATTGATACGAGGTTCTTTCTCTACATAGTAGTATTTACCTCGATTTTCGATAACTTCTCTTGTTTTTGTAGTGTTCGGAAGTAGTTCCACTATTCTATTTGCCCAAGCTGTCATATTGCCTCCCTTAGTATTTTAAGGGCAGACTTGGGAGCTTTCTCCAACCCCGCTACTGCTTGATAATCTATATCTAATTTTTCTGCTAATTTTAGCACAATTTCTTTTTTAGTTTCAGGGTCTTCGCCTGTTTTAGTTTTGTAGACAGTCTTTTTGTAGACACCCTCTCTACTGAGTTTTCCAATTATAGATTTTATACTTTTATCCAAATCTTCAGCTAGGTTTTCTACTGTTTCGCGGCTTGGACTTTTAGTATAGGCTTCTATCATAAGGTCTACTTGCTCTTGCGTATAGTTTACACTCATATTATATCTCCTAAATCGCCTGTGTAATCAATATCGTTCATCTTCTTTAGAAATGGTATAATTATATTACTAACTTCTTCAGCTGTCATATTCCATTCTCTTGCTACAGAATTGAGGGCTTCAGTATGCGAATAACCTAAACCCACTAATTCTTCGTATTCGGTTTCAATAAATGTAGTATTAATCTTCATTTTAATACCCGTGTGTTGTGTGCGTGTACTCATCTTCACAATCAACTTCTCCACAGACACACGCACCTACTTCTCTTTCCCATGCGTCTATCAAAGCGTCTCCTTTTAGCTTTTCGTGGTTCATAAATACAATAGCACCATTTGGTAATGTTCTTTCTATAGAGCCATCATTGTAAGTTCTATCAATTACATTACCATTTTTCATATCTTCAGGTCGTGTTTCATACCACATAGTTGTTAATCTATGCATGTGAAGGTGTTTAACTTCTTTAGCCCACTCTTCTGCTTTGATTAATTTAAGTTGTCTTTCTACTTCATCTCTATACTGTGTCATTGAGTTCTCCTGTTTCAAAGTAGTTATAGACTACTTCATCTATCCACTCTTGTGGTACTATTCCAGTATCTTTATACTCATCAAACCATTCAAAGTCATTGTCGCCACAATCACAATCAAACTTATTCTCCACCATTGCTGTGAGCTCATTGCCATCAATATAATCTTCACTAGTTGAACAGTCCCATTCTCCATCATTGAAGTATGTTTCAAAATCATCTCTGCCTATGAAGTTTCTAAACTCATCTTCATAAGTCATTGTCGCATTTAGTACAGTATTGAACTTAGCACTTGCATAAGTAAGCATATTCTCTACCATTGCTGTAGGCATAGACCATGCACTATGTCCAGACAAATATCCATCTTCCCACTCTTCAATGTTTACCCACTTAGCACCACAATTATCACAATACCACTGATACGAGTCCTTTAACCAACCTTCTTCATCATACTCTCTAGGTACATTGCTCATGAAAGGTTGCTCATGAATTTCTACTAGTTCATGATATTCAATAGGCGGCTGACCTTCGTCCCAATGAGGTCTAGTGCTTCTCTCACTTTTGAACAGACAGTTATGCTGTTCTTCACTTAATCCTTCAATCTGTATATTAAAATAAACATGATTTGCCATTATATATCTCCTTGCTCTCGCACTTCAGACCTAACAACTTCAAAGCCATTAGGATATCGCTTCTCTAATTTATTTATATTCTCTTGCATTACTTCTTCTGGTGTAAATCCAAGTGCGATACACCCTTGCACCCAATACCATAATACATCGCCTAGTTCTCTTTTCATATGAAAAATCTCATCATCTGAGAACTGTGTGTCTGCTTGAAACACTTTTTTCTTTACTACTTCTGCAAACTCACCACTCTCTGCCATCATTCCGATAACAGCAGTCAATAGTCTTGCTACTTGCATTTCTTCCCATCTATGCTCTCCTTTATGTCCTGTCGTGCCACATAAATTATCTAGCCTTTGGCTTAAAAAATGAGTATTTTTACTGCTCTCACTTGTGCAGTGGTCTACAAATTTTGCATATTCATTAATCTTTTCCACTATTTTCTCCTTCAATCTTTAATAAATCTACTAACCTTGAGGTTAGTGCTTCATACTCGGCAGTTAAACCAGCTAGTTCTACCTGCAATTGGTCTATCTGCTCAAGTATTGTTTTCATATCTTCGTCACATAAACGAAGCATATCATTAATTCTAGTAATTTCTTCTTGTCTGTATTTTTTACCTACTCTAAGTTTTGCTTTCAAAGGAAACTGAATTACATTATCCTTCATTGATAACCACCTCTGTCGTTATCATTAAAATACATATATAAAAGAAACATTGCTACTAACAGTATTATAGTCCAGTCCATTAGCTTACTCCATCACAAATCGCGTCCCACTTATCAGGTTCGACTTCTGTTAGCATAGTTAGTTTTACTACTCTTTTCTTTGCTTGAGATACTTCATATTGAACATCAATACCTGCTTTTCGTAGTTTTGCTACTTTCTTTAGAAAGGTTTGATACTCTGCTTGTGGTAGTTTTACTACTAGTTCAGGCATGCTGCACTCCCTTTCGCTAAGTGTTCTCTCAACGCTTTGTGAGTTTTTGGTATAGTTGTGCCATCCTCTAGTTTCCATACTAGCTTATAACCTCGT